CGTGTTGCCGCCAAAATTACATTGGCAGTTGCTGCGGTGGCGCGTAAATTCGCCGATTGCGGTATTCCAGCCAGCGCGTTCGTGCCACGCTTGCGTAGCCACATCGTAGACCCAAGTGGCGTTGGCCGAGGGGAATGTCAGCACATAGAAGGCGTGGCCTTCTTGCTGGTAGGTGTAGGCAATGGCGTCCGAGATGTTGCCGTACTGAGCAATGGCGTACTCAATGGCGTGCGTAGAAACGCGGACGCCAGTGTAGCCATTGGCGCGGTAGACAATGCCCTGCCCACGGGCGTCCGTGCCAAGCCAGAACAGGCCGTTGTCAAGTTTTGCGATAGAGAACGCGGCTACGCATCCAATTTCGTTAAAAGCGCCTTGGATGCGCGTTAAAGGGAAGTCAGTTTGCCCAGCGTCATACCAGACCTCAATTGAGTCAGTGCCAAACAGCCATGCCTCGCGGTGGTCTACATTGACGGCAACTAGCCCATCAGGTGAGCCTTCGGCAGATGCAAAATCAAGGGGGTCAACTGAAGTGCCGTCAAGCAATTGAGTCACCCACACTTTTTGGGAGTCGGGTTCGTTGTAAACAAAGTACCCGTCCAAGTAGCCCACAGTCACGGCGCCCGTAAAGTCAGGGTCGGTGATCTTGGCAAATACGTTGGTGACTTCGTTATAGATAAACCCGTCAGGATTGCAAGCCAGAAAGATTTGTGTGCCATTGTCAGCAATCGATACGGGGCCAGTGCCGGTCACCGTGCCCAGCAAAGTGGGCGTAGCGGTCAATCCGGTGACTTTATAGAACTGAGTGCCGGACACAACATAAAAGTCGCTGCCGTTGGTCTGGTGCGCCCACAGCGCCCGAATTGGGCCAGTGCCTATGGTTTGCTGGAATTTAAGGCCGGGGGCGCGGTTAAGAAACGCCGGTTCCTTGCCGCCCTCTGGAACGACTTCGGGGAACAAGTTGACCATGCGGTTGTCCGCAGCGTTGATGCTGCGGGCAACGTAGCTTGACCCAAGGATCGGCGTCTTCATCAGTAATTGCCAGCATAGATGTTGAACCGCTGCCGAGTCGCCACAATGGCGTAAGGCATTGACATCACATCGTCAGGGTTGTTGATGCGTTTTAAGTTGCGCTTACTGGTCATGGCAATGCGCTGCACTTGGGGGCTTGGCTCGACACCAAACTCAGGTGCGATTTCCATTGCCAAGTTGTAGGTGAACGCACGCAAGTAGCCTGGCGGGAATAGCAAGTTAGTCACCAGCGTGGCTGGGTTGCTCAATTCTTGCACTGACACAAAATGCCATTCCAGATCGCGTGTAGGTTGCGGGTAGATCGTCATCGTAACGTCAGGGTAAGTCATGTTTACAAAAATGACTTGCGGATACGTTGACGTTACGGTTTTTACCGCAATACCGTTGTACTGCTGCTGGTTGATAAACTTGACGCCAAACGACACGTTTGTGCCAGGGTCACGAAAATAAGTTGACTCGTCTAACAGCACGGGGCGCAGCCCTATGAAGTTACCAGAAGGGCCAAGCGTGCGAGTAATTTGCCCCGCGGGCCAAGTAAAGGTTTGATCTTGTGTGCAGAATACAGACAGGCGCTCAGTGTTCCATGAGTCAATCATCTGATTCATTGCCATCAGACTGTCTTGCATGACAGACGCCGATGACGTTTCGCCTTCAGCTAGCACACCAAGCAGCCGAAGCGCTCTGGTTATCTGATCGCCCGCCGTGTAAATCGCCATGATCAGACTCCTTCGGCTACAGCCTTACGTGTGTATTTGCGCTTGACTTCTAGCGCGTTCACCGCTACTTCAGGTTCTGATGCGGGTGCTTCTGGATTGTAGCGTGTCCAGCCGTGTGTTTCATCAAACACGGCTTCAAGTTCCATAGTGGCGACTTTACGCCCGTGGACGGGATGCTGAAGATAAATGTTCATAAAAAAAACGGGGGCCGAAGCCCCCATTTGGTTAGGATGCTACCAATGGAACAGAATACCACTGGGTGGTGGAAGATGCCACCAACAATGAACTGGTAAGGTTTGTGATGCTATACGCACCGTTGGCCGCAACTGCATTAACTGCCCCGCCAGTGGCGGGGTAGATATTCAGCGCTCCGGCAGCGGTGTTTTTAACAATAACTACCATACCAGCAACAGCCGTAGGCAATCTAACGCCTTTTGTGCCGTCAGCAGCAGAGACGACGTTCAAACCTTCAGCTAGTGCAGCAGCATTGCCTTGAGTACTGCCAGCCGCCGCAACAGCAGCAACAGGAAGACGAATGGCGCCGGTTGAAGTGCCAGCTATGGTCGTAGCAGTTATGGTCGTAGCAGTTATGGTCGTAGCGGTTACCGCTTGCAACGCTGACGCGCCGGTGACGGTTACGCTATCAAATTCAGGGTCGCTATACGCGACGCCTACAGCTTTAGTATTTGGCATGGTGTTCCTTTAGAAAGACGGGGCCGAAGCCCCATCAGATTTAGGCAATGCGGTACGCAGTCCAAGTACCATCGCCGGTTTTACGAGCGAGGAACCGGCCCGAAGTGTTTTCCAACACAACAGCGTTGCCCACAATTGTCCAACCAGTACCAACAGCCAAAGTGACTTGGTAAGAAAGGTCAACCACCACAATAGCAAACTCAAAAGCAGCGTTTACTTTTGATGCAGCCGTGATGTCAGCTTCCACCAATGCCACGGTGGGCAGTGTGGCGGTAATGTCAGCAGCAGAGTCGCTGGTAAACAAACCGTTTGACAGTTGGGCTGCGGTCAAAGTTACGTCAGCAGTCAGGGCCGTGGGGGCGCCCTGAACCGACAGAACAGCTTCACCGATATTGCCATCACCAAGCTGGTAGCCACCAGCGCCATTAGGGAGTGCCATGATAATTTCCTTAAAAAAGATTTAAAAAACGCCCCCGAAGGGGCATTAGGTTTAGCCCCAGATGCGGCAGGCCATTTGTGGACGGATGGTGCTGAAGCCGTACAGAACGTCAATACGGCAAGGCATACGGTCGTTGTTGATGTCGTACTGACGAACAACGCGCAAGCTGATACCGTTGTGAACGGCACGAGCAGCCATGTCAACGCCTTGTGGCAGCAACAGGTCAGCAGTAGCGAACGTGATGGCGTCTTTGTGGTAGACCAAGTTCTGAGCGTACTGAGTAGAAGCAGTGCCCACAAAGGTCACAACGCCACCAGTTGCAGGCAGCACATCAACAGTAGCCAGAGCGTGGTTGGCCGAGTACATCGGAGCAACAGTCACAGTCCAAGTGCCACCCACGGCAGTAGCCGTAGTCAAAGCCACAAATTGGAACAAAGAACCAGTAGACTCACGGGTCTGTGGGTTGACAGCATTGCAAGCACTGACCGTGAACACGTCACCAGCATTGATTGTGGTGACTACAGAACCTTGTTCCAACAGAATGGTAGAAGCGCCTTCGGCAGTAACGCCTGGGGTCTTAACCAGTGTGGACGCGGTGGCGCTACGTGAGCCAGTGGTGTGCTGCTTGATCGACTGAGACATGTTGACTTCATCAAAGCCCAACACGCCAGTGCCCATCATGCCGTTGCGAAACTGCTTGGAGATAGTGTCGGTCGGATTGAACAGACCTTTCATACCTTCAACCAGACCAGCGTTGGCTGCTGGGTTAACAGTAGCGTAACGTGGCGACATCACAGCAGCGTTTTCGTTCAGCTTTTGTTGGGCTTGGAGCAGCACCAGCGAAGTTGAAGGAGTAGTGCCAGGCGTGCCAACGGTATTACCGATGGTTTTGTACGCATTGGCAACGTCAGCATCAATGCTGGAGGCCAACTGGCTAATACGCGGCTTGAGAACACGCTCTGCGAAGTCGTCCAATTGCATGGTCAATTCAGCAGATGTGAAGTTGACACCGATGTGCTTTTGGGTAGAAACAGCCAGAGTGGTGAACTGCTCGTTGTCGTCCTGAACTTGCAGGGCGGCGCCGTCAGTAACCAGAGCGCGGTCAGGCAGACGGATACGCAGGGTAGAGCCAATCTTAGCGCCTTCAACAGCAAAGCTGTCGTCATACTGGCGATTGACGTTACGGGTAAGAACAAGGTTATTCTCCAGAATTTCCAGAGCCTTGCGGGTGATCATGTCGATCGTAAGAATGCTATTAGACATTTGTAAATTTCCTAAAAAAAGTTAGCGGATACGTTGTGCTTCCCACTTCTTCATCTGCCTTACACGTTCAGCATCAATCCACTGCGAGGCCGTCATGCTCTTAATGGAGCGCGGGTCTGTAGTGTCAAGTGCTGGCGAACCAGAGGCTCGGGCGGTAACAGGTGAAATCGGCGTTGGCGCTGACGTTGTTCGTTTGACCGGGGGTTCTGCGGCTAATTTAGCCTCAATCTTCCCAATCTCTTTCGCCTGACCGAGTGGCGTCATACGTGCGATGCGTTCCGCGTCTTTGGGGTTAGAGCCGAGATAGTAAGCTAACTCAGGCCCAATGTCCGAAGACTGGATCGTTTCGGCCATCACGTTCGTGATCGGCAGTTTTGGGTTGTAGGCGACTTGTTCAAAGTCATCGTACTTGTCCCGCGCTGCTTCCTCAAGTTCCTGATAGCTTTCGAGAATAGCAGAGTGCTGCTTGGCAGCTTCACGCTTTGCAATCAGTTCTTCAGCCTTCTGTAGCGTCAACGCTTCCGTGTACGCTTCGGTAGACTCAAACTGATCAGCGGATGCTGCGGA